TCTGAAGACGCTTAGGTCCATTTTGAAGATAGTCTGCGATTGCATATTGAGCTCTCGTGGGAGATGGTAAGTCTAGTTGGGACCATAATGCTTGCAGGAAGAGTTTAAAATCCTCCTGTAAAGCTAGTACGGTATCATTCATACTGGATAAGTATTATCTTTTTTAAAGTAATCTACTCTTTTAGCTTTCTTCATAGTATTAACATTAAACCTTCCTGTAGGAGGTGATTCATAAGGTTTGTTTACGTCAATACCATATTTAGCTGGATTAGTATTACCTGTCCAACCTGGATGTTTCGCTGTGTTTTTAGAGTTTCCCATAATTGTTTAGTCAATAATAAATGTGCCTAATGATTCTAAGAATTTAGTAGCTTGACGTTTATCTTTCATCTGTTTCGCCATTAAATTTCTATATTGATCATAATGTAGTACTGAATCAATTTTTCTTTCTAATGTATGATAACCTGATAAACCTTCTTCTGGTTTACCTTGCCTATGGAAAATTTCACTTTGTTGACCTGCGGTGTGTCTAGGCGCTTGATTACTACGTCTAGCTGCTACTAAATTACGAGGGTGATCACCATGATAAATATAACGTGCAGCATCTTCTTGTACTCTTATTGCCCATTGTTCAGGTGTCATACTATCTTTTATTTTCTTAGAAACATGAGTAGGAACAAGATGATGTGGGTCCATAGTTTTTGCTTTAATCGCGTTGATTTTATCTTGACCTCTTACATTAACTTCAGGTGCATAAGACGCGTTAAGTTCCTCAAGTCTTTGTGCTCGTCTTAATCTTTGTGCTTCTAAGTTTGATTTTCGTTTAGGTGTCCAATTAGGATTTTCAGTAGATCTAGAATTTTTTATAGCATAATCTTCTCCACCAAATGGCGGATGTTTTTTATAATATTCAACTGCATCTGCTTTTTTACTAAATGCTAATACATTTCTAAACAATGGATTTCGATTTAGATCTTCACCTTCCATAACCGCTTTTGCAGCATTTGTTATTAAACCATCATTAATACCTACTGCAACTGTTTCATACGCTAAAACAAGTTTTGGTCCAGAAACAATAGTATCTAAAGTCTTTGCAATTCTTTGAACTCCTTTTTTTAATCTTTTTACTTTTCCAAAACTAAGATTACCTGGATTCATAGAAGCTTTTTGAGCTAATAAATCTAATTGAAAATCGTTTGGATCAACACCTAATACTTCTACAGCTTTAAGAGGGTTTTTAACAGCACCATAAGTTACAGCCAACATTGCCGCATCACCTAAGAAAGAAGGACGAATACCTTGATCTTCTAATGCAACATCTGCTCCAGGTCCAAGGGCATCTCTCCAATTAGGTCCATAACTATTAATAAGACTTTGTTCTTGTTTACTTACTTTCGGTTTCTCTTCTTCTTCTTTACCCGGTAATGGACCACCTATATCGCTCATTTCCTTTGACCTCCTCCTCTTCCACGATTTGTCTTACGACTCTCTGTTTTATAGGAACCATCGGATTGCTTAGACGCATCAGATTTAGAACCTTTAGGTATGCCTAGTGCAGCTCTTGCTTTACCATGATCCCGTTTATACTTCTTAGAGTGGGCATACTTACCTCCAGGACTATTGTCCTTGACATGCTTAGCACGGGCAGATGCATTAGTTTTATAGGTTTGCGTTGACGATTTTGCCATACATTCTCCGTTTTACGAGTTCAGGGTCTACTTTAGGTATTATATTAGCTAGCTTATCTAAAGGACTACCTTCGTAAGCAATACCGCTTATATCATTTGTTTTTAGCCAGTCACAAGCGGCTTTTAAGTCTTGTGTTGTAGCAGTGCCACTTTTTACCCGTTGTAGGAATTCTGTTGTGACAAGGCTATGTAATTCATTGAACTGGTCTTCAGTGGCTTTATGCATTAGTTAAATAGTTTCTCTTTTACAATTTTAAGTGCTTGATCATCTAATTTATTATCAGTTCTAGCTACATAAGCTTCTAGTAAATCTACTACAAGTTTCTTAACTGAATCTGACTTCAAGAAGGCGAACAGGATGGGCTTGATTAATAGGATCATTATTCTTTAGTGGTAGTGGTTTTCTCTTCTGTTTTAGACTGTTTTTTAGTTTTCTTTTCAGCTGCTGCAAGCTCTTTAGCTTTCAAATCTGATAAAGTACTCATTTGACATTGCTCTATAGGTTTATACCACGGTTTATACCATGGCTTAGGTGGGCTCTTACATTTAAGAACCTTTGCTTGTGCTTTTTTCCAGGCAGCTATAGGTATTACATCACTACATAGATGATATACACGAGAACCAGGCATTAACATGAAACCTTTTTGTTGAAGCTTAGCACAATTGTCGATTCTTACTAGCTCGTAATTAAGTTTCATCTTATCTTCCTGACGTGCAGCCATCTGTCTGCATTGTTCTAAACCTCCCTTATCTAAAGGAACCATGAAGTTAACTTGGAATCCCCAGTTTTCTGCTACTGTATAACTCTGTTGAGTCATAGTATCATCATAAGGAGAGGTATGATTACCCATATAGAATGGGGAAAAAGTCATTGTGCTGCCATTACAGCTTATATTAGGACCATAGTGCTGCCTAGATGGAGCACCATTGTTCTGAAATTGGACGGCTTGGTTGGTCACATTGCCCGTTGCAGCCGCCACAGGGTTAGAAGTGTTATTTGTTTCACCTTCTCCAGCACGAACTGGTGCTATTGAGAGAAGACTGATAAGGAGACCGTAGTAGAAGTAGTGTCGATTTCTCGTTCTATTTCTGTTACTGACAGCACTTGACTGGCTGCTCTTGTCACTATTTCTAATGAGAAGGGATCGCCAACTGTATGTAGCGTGAAGACGGAATCTGAGTCTACTAATCCTCCAGAACTTGCTGAAGTATGAGTAATATTGATTCCATCCCATGAATTTAGTGCAGAGCCATAGGTTGTCGTTGTAATTTCCTCTACGATTTCTTGGGTGGTAGTTGTTGTCGAGTTCATCGACCCCTGTGTAAATTGAGGGGTTACTAACTCTGCTCTCGCTACCGTGGGTGATGCCAGTAGGAAGAGTAATAGCCATTTCTTCATTCTTCCTTTTTCTTTACCATAGGACAGTTAATGGGTTTACCATTACCTTTATCTTTATTATTACCAGTGGATAAGCCAAAAGTAGCAAGTGCTCCTGTAAACACCGAAGCAACGAACGTGATATCTGAATTACCAGATTTCTTAACTACTGGAATTTCAATGTAATTTAATGTTATGATAAATCCAGACCAAACAACAACGCCAAGTCTGACGAATGCTCCTAGTATCTGAATCTGGGCTTCTTGATCTTCTATTCCGTCTTTAAGTTTTCCGAGGAGTCCTTTTTTTTCTTCTGGTTTTCCTTCCATTTATTTACTTTAGCTTGTAATTGTTTCTGAACCTTCTTCTTAATAGGTTCAAATAAAGATTGAGTAATAGTGGTTGTTGTAACTGCTATGACAGCTGTTGTTACAGCCGTAACCACTACTGCAGTTTCCGGTATAGGCATTTTAATATCTAATACCGGAATCTTTAAAGTAGGAGCTTCTGGCTCTTCTGTTGTCTCTTCAGCCTCAGTCTCTTCAGGACGCTCCAAATCGGCTGGGGGTACGATCATAGGTTTATAGGCAGGAACGTCCGCTGTAGGCGGTCTGAAGTAGATCTGAGGGATATCTAAAGCTTTAGGGAGGGTTGCTTTAGGTATATCTACCATTTATCTAATGGGCAATGTTGATTAGCAATGGCTGCTTTTACTGGAATAAAACATCCACATATTTTACATTGCATTATACTCTGCCTTAATTCAGGGCATTCTTTACATATAGCTAATTTTTTATCACGAGCCTCCCTTGCTTTCGCTAAAGCTGCTTGGATGTTATTCATTAACTAGTCTTCTGTTCTATAAACCTTTGATGTATAATTATCAGCAGAATAAATATTTAATTTAGGCGTAGCTCTATCATCTATACTACCTTGTTTGACAGCATCTGACCAAGCCTTATAAGTTGTATTAGCTGTACTTTTGGGTATAGCACTTTTTGTTTCATCAATGATTGCATCAATTTGATTTAACAATGTGTTATCTCCTTTTCGAGCTTTATATAAACCTTCTAATTGAGTAAGAATACCTGGATATTGCTCCTTACGTTGTGTTTTATAATCTATAGCTTCTGCATTTCGAGTTTCTTCAGCTAATTGATTATCAACTGTAGTTTGTTCTGCTTTATCATTGATAGTAGCTGAATCATTCAATTTTAATGGGATATCAGAAACATTATCCCAAGGATCGTCTTCACTAGGAGCGGGTCCAAAGCCTTGAATTAATTCTTCTATTTCTGCTTTAGTTTGTCCTTTTTTGATAGAGAATCGTGCCCAGTCACCTGTATTGTAACTAACAGTGAGGGTTGATTTGGTAACATCTGTGACCGTGTAGGTTATTGCCATAATTTAAGTTTAGAGTGAGTTAAGATCTTCCTGTTAAAGTTCCACTATTATTCATAGTTACTGCAGTACCTGGATCTAAAAGGTAATATCCTGCAAGTCCTCCAGCACCATGATCACTTGGCGCTGCACCGCCACCACCTCCTGATGAAGGATATAATACTGACCAGTTGTGACGATTTTTCGCTAAAGCACTTGTGCTACATGGTCGTTGGTGTTGACAGCAGTTAGTAGCTCCAACATGTGAACCACCACTGCCAGAAGCACCAGCAGAACCAGCAGCACCATCAGCTCCACTAAGTCCTATATTTCCACCAGTACCTCCAGTACCTCCAGTACCGCCTGCACCTCCAGCACCACCAGTTCCTGATGTACCAGCATTACTACATTGACCATATGTATAACAGTTTGTTGGTCCAGTACCGCTTGCACCACTAGAGCCAGCAGCACCAGCTGAACCTGCAGTACCTGTTAAAGATTGATAAGTTGCACCAGCTCCGCCAGCTCCTCCAGCTCCTCCAGCTCCGCCAGCTCCTCCAGGAGAACACCATGCCGTTACTGGAGTGTAGATTTGCCACATAAAGCCCCAACAATATTGGAAAGTCCACATACAAGCAGATTTAGTTCCATTACCACCAGTACCGCCAGTACCTCCTGTTGCAGCACCGCCGCCGCCGCCTCCACCAGCTTGGATGTTAGCACCAGATGCATTATTAATAGTTACACCTGTGGTTATATTTGCATGTAATGATATAGCATCACCACCTACACCACCAGCTTGTCCTGCTGCTCCACCTGCACCTGCTGCTCCATAAATATTACCATTATTATCAATGATAAGTGTTCCTAACATACCATCAGGAGCTGTAATTGCAGCATTTGCACCAGTACCATATACTGATTTAGTAGAATTAATAATAAGTCTCTTAGGTACAGTAGATGTCCAGTTAGAAGTAGTGAATGCAGTTTCTAGGTTTAGATTTGCAGTATCTGTACTAATTGTATATTGTATTTCATTAACAGCACTATAAAAATCCGCTAAATCAATTGCACCTGATTCAGGTACATTAGTGTTATTTCCTGGGACATTAGCACCGTTTCTATAATATTCACTTAATGAGTGAGGGGTAGATCCCCCAAACTCATCAACTAAATCTTGTATTGTAATAGTTCCGCTAGATGGACAAGCCATTACTTACCTCCTTTTAATTCGTCGATTTCAGATTTAAGCTCTTTAATAGCTTCAATTAAGACGCCTACAATATTTCCATAGGCAACGGATTTATATGCACCGTCTTGTACAACTTCAGGGATTACTTCTTCAATCTCTTGAGCAATTACACCAATACCTCTTTCTTGAGTATCTGCTTTAGTATAAGATACACCTCTGAGTTTAGTTACTTTATCTAGTGCATTTTCAATAGTATCAACATCTGTCTTTAGTCTGGCATCAGAATAAGCAGTTACGTTACCTGTAGCAACAAGATTTCCTGATGAATCTAACTCTGTTTCAGTTACCCAAGAACCAGCTCCATAATGTTGAATTTTAAATTTATTATCAACTTGAGAAGATTCTACTCTCCACTTATCGCCATTGTCATCACCTTCATCAGCAAACAATTCTATATATGCAGAAGCAGCTTCTGTTCCAGTAACATTTATACCATTAGCAATTGTAGATACTGTTTTGATATTATCATGATATAAATCTACAGCTCCATCTTGTGTGATATTTATTCCCTCTTCATTAGTTTTAACCTTTAAGGATATATTACCAACACTTGTTAAAGTACCATCAGCATTTACCCTTAAATCGAAATCATCAGAAATTGGTGTCTTTAAATCAATAAATGCGCCAGTTGAACCTCCGATTTCCATAGTTCCTAGACCATTATCAGCCTCAATAAGAACACCTAAATTACCAGATGCTTTTTTAACTGTTAACTCATCTGTTGTCACTGTTCCAGTTACATCTATTCCAGTTGCAGTTGTTTCAATCTTCTTAACATTATTATGATATAAGTCAACACTTCCATCTTTGGTAGCAATAATATAATGGTCACCATCAGAGCTATCCCCTAGTAATATTTGACTTTCGCCTTGTATAAATAAACCTCCAGTACCTGCATCTTTTATGTATGAGTTAGATGCATCATGATAGATTTCAAGACCATCTGAAAGTGTTCCAAATATTGCTTTTGCATTATCATTGAAGATCAAATCATCTGTTGATTTATCAAAAGTAATAGTAGCTGCATCACCAGTAAAGATAACATCACCAGTAAATGTTACACCTGGTATTGATGTAATAGAGAAATCTAATGTATTATCACTATCTTCATATGTAACTGCAATACCTGTTTCAGTATTACTACCTACCATTGCACCAACAGTATCAGCTATATACTCATTAAGAGCTGTACCATCTACTGTATATGCATCTGCTTCTAATGTACCATCTACATCTAAATTACCATCAATATCTGCATTACCTGAGATATCTAAAGTAGCAGCATCTAATTCACCACTAATAGTAAAGTTGGTTACACCTGTACCGTCTGCTCTAGCTACTGGAAAACCACCAGCTGTTGAACCGTTATGTACGACAAGGGCTTCCTTATCGGTATCGACAGTAACTTCACCTTCGGCTCCAGTAAAGCTACCATGTTGCGTGGTTGTACCACGTCTTAGTTTTAATAATTTAGCCATTATGTAAGAGTTCCGAAGTCAATTTGTAAGTTATTTCCACTGACAGTACCAACTTCAGTGAGGTTTTTATCGTTGCAGTCTAGATGACCACCTAATGCTGGGTTTGCATCAGAAAGTACAGAAGTAATACCAGGTGAAATTCCTATCCATGAAGAACCATTATAGAAGTTTAAAGTATTAGCTGTACTATTATACCAAAGATCTCCATTTGAAGGGCTGGAAGGGTTACCAGATTGTATCACATATTCAGCAGCGTATCTATTTACATCAGCTATAGAAGCTCCTACAGTGTTTACATTAGCAATAGAACCAGCTGTAGTATTTACATTTGCTATGGACCCTGCAGTTGTATTTACATTAGCTATAGAGCCAGCTGTAGTATTAACATTAGCTATAGCATCAGCAACTGTTTCTATACTATTACCTGTACCTGTTGCTACAGACTCAGAAATAAGACCTAAATCTTCTTCATATGTAATGTTACCAGATACAACTGATATATCATTTAGAACAGACTGAGAAGGTGTTACTAACTGATAAGCTGAACCATTATGGATTTTAAGTTCTTTATTTGAAGAACTATCAAACCACATATCTCCAGCTTGTAAAGCATCAGAATCTGCTCTTGCAGTGGGTGCGGATGTTTTTACCTGATAGACATCAGCATAGTGGTGTACTCCAGTTATATTAGTGGCTACAGCATTAACATTAGTTATAGCAGCTCCAACTGTATTTACGTTAGCTATATTAGTAGCTACTGTATCAATTTCACTTGTACCTTCATTTAAGTCATTAGCAACAGTTGTGATGTTTGCATCATTATTTGCAACTGTTGTGATATTAGCTGCAATGCCTGCACAAGTTGTAACTTCTGTAGCTTTAGGTGATAATCTATGGAAATTATAAGTATTTAATGTTGTAGTTGTTTCTACAAGCATTCCAAAGTTAGGACCATAAGTAGTGCTATTTGCAGCTCCATTAATAGTTACAGTAGAATTACCTACAGTACCATTAGCAATGGTTATTACTCCACTACCACTTGAGGTATAATTTGTTGATAAAGTTTTAATACTAACAAGAGTCCCTGCACCATTATTGACATCTGGATTAGCATTAGGGAACGCTAATTCATTTGCTATTGGGACAAACCCTCCTACATCATCAACAAGATCAATGATCCTATCATTTATAGCTGCAGTAGTAGCAATTGTTGTATCATTATCAGGGAAGGTATCACCGTCCTTGATTGTTTCACCTGTACTTACATTAAAGTATCTAGCTTCTGTAGCTGCTGTTGTAAAGTATGTAGTATCATTTACCGTATGTGCTGCTTGCTCACTATTTGTAATTTTAGTGGCAGCTGCTAAATCTGTTACAGTATCTGCATTTCCAGTAAGATTACCAGTGACATTACCTGTTACATTACCCGTCACATTACCGGTAACGTTACCTGTTACATTACCTGTAAAGGTAGATGCTGTAACTGAACCATCAAATGTAGTAGCTCCTGTAACATCTAGTGTACCGGGTACATCTACATTACTTGTCCACTCAACACCTGTACCACCTGAGTCAGTTTGTAGTATCTGTCTTGCAGTACCATCTTTTAACTTACTAACTTCAATTTCAGCAGCTGTACTAATATCAACATTAGTAATAGTATTATCTTTAATATTACTATGTTCTACAGCTCCACTAGCTATCTTTTCACTGAATATAGGTTGTTCTCTTTCTTCTTGAGCTGCAAATAAAGCATGTTCATACATCTTATTTAAAGCAGATGCTGTTATTGTAGAACCTGCTTGGAATGTATGTCTGAGATCACCAGGGGTGGCTACAGCAGTATCTCTATAAACTCTTACAGTTACTCCACTTTTAGGAGCACCATCACTCTCTTGTAAATCCGTATCAATACTAGTATTATTGAAAGTGATTCTAGTTGGATTGCTTGTACTATCAACCGTGTATTTAGTTGTTGCTTGTGTAGAACCATTGAGAGCTACTTTAACTTCTTCATTGGCTCCAGCACTTGATGTTTCTTTAATTGTCTGAAATGTATAACCAAACCAAAGGTGGGAACCATTTGGAGTATTGGTATGGTTATCATTATATGTAATTGCCATGTTTGTTTGTTAATAGTTATGGCGGGTGGTTATGGTGTTACTAATTCTACAGCTTTATCTATATCTCCAGATCTTTGGAAAGATTTAGATGCTTTAACTTTATATTCACGATCTTTAATATTTGCATATATTTCTCTTTCTTTAGCTGTTGCATCATAATCTCCTAATCCATCTTCAGCTAAACTCTTAGCTTTATTATAAGCATGTTTAATTTCATTAAATACATTACCGTATTGATCATGTTGTAAAGCTTCAGAAGGTATATTACCTGATCTAGCAGCCCTAATGATATTACGGAAGCCTTTTATTACAGTACCATTATCTAATGTATAAGTAAGTTTTGAAGCACGTTTTTTAATACGATTTAAATCTTGCTTATAAATACCTTGCCTTCCCATAATTGTATGGATAGCAGTTATTTCATGATTCTCTAATCTTGCTCCTCCATTACTCATATTCATACTAGGAGAATGGTTAAATTCAATATCAATTAACCATTGATTTTCAGGTCCAGGAGCATCAGTTGTTTTAAATGGAGTGAATGTATTTCTAATTCTAGTTCCCCAACTCCAATCTCCATTAATAACTTTACCATCAATAGGATCTACAACATATGATAAAGCACGTTCAGGGTCAACTACATCTAGATATGCATTACGTTTTCTTAAGTTATCATCAAATTCTGTTCTTAATTGACGTAATTGAGGAAATAGTAATTTACTTATTTCATTTCTTTGATTACCTAAAGGCATTAAAATATTAGTAAAATTAGCTGCCCATCTACTGGCTTGTGCACCATTACCTTTTAAGATATCGTGTAATGGTTCAAGTTGCGCTAAGACAGACCTATCTGTTATAGCACCACCGAAAACAGCTAGCATTTTTGGCATCCAATCTTCAAGAAATGTGGTATCTAAAGTGTCAGCATTATCTACAGTATCTATAGCAAGTGCTAACCAATCCCCAACTGGACCCATCCATGCATAACTTTCATAATCTCCAGTAACTGGATTCTTACACATCTTAGGTTTCCAACCTTTTTTCTTCCGACTATTTTGGATTGATTGATTATAATGACCTACTTGTCCTGTACATCTATCACCTATTCCAGCCATGAAAGCCATAGTCATAAACGTGCCAGAAATACCAGCCTTTCCTTTAACTTCATATCGAAGTGTTTGGAAATTTTCGAGAACATGATCATCTATGGGTCTACCTTTTTTTTGTAGAATAGATACCATTTCATCATAACTAAAATCATCTAAAGTTTTAGAGTATAATGGTCCCCACATTTCCCACATATCCTTGGAGAATATACCACCAGGGCTCCATTTACCAAGTACATCAATTGTATTAGCAGTAGTTCTAGGGAACCAAAGAAAGTATCTTCCCACTGGAAATCTACTAATAAATTCATTTACACCTTGAACAATAGGAGAATCTGCGTTAAGTGCTATTTCACTAGTTATTTTATCAATAGCCTCATTTTTAATCATACCATCAGAATCAAACCAACTATCATAAATCTGTTGTTTGGCTTCTTGTAAATCAGCTCTGCTTAATGTCTGACCTTCTTTCATAGCATTATTAAGAGCCAAGTATTTAGCTTCTGTATTAGCAACTACTGATCTTGAAAATCCGTCAAATGCTGTCATAGCATTGCTACTGAATCTTAAAGCAGGATCACCTGCCATAGCTTCTAAATCTTCATATATTCTAAGTAATGCTTGTGGACCATACTCACCTTCTTTAGCTGAAGCATCAGCAAATTCTCGTAAGAAAGTTAAAGACTTTTCTTCTTTAAGCATTAAGTCTCCACGAGTCATATAACTAACTTCTTTAGGATTAAGAGCTGCTTTTCTAAAGACAACTCTCATATGGTTAGTTGCTAATTGCATAGTATCATCTAAGGCGAAATGAGCAACCATTGCTTTTCTAGCTCTTATTAAATCACCACTCATTACAGCACCTGCAACTGTGGCAGTACCTCTACCTAATAAACCTGTTAAGTTACCTACTGCAGCATTGATTGGTGTAGCAAAGGCAGATAACATACTATTAAATAAGTTTCCTTGGAAAGCTTTATTTATAATAGAAGGTACTTCAGGGTTAGCATCATAGAATGCTTTGTTATATGTACCTAATTTATCTTGTGCATACCTATGCATCTTCCATAAACTATCTACATCTCCATCAGCCATTTCACTAGCTAACAAGAAACTCTTCATCCATGCAGGACGTTCTCTTGCAATAGTTTTTAATGTTTGAGAGTATTCTTTAGCTTTAGGTATAATCTCAAGTAATCTACTATTTTTATTATCTAATATAATACCAGCAGCTGCATCAATGGTAGCTTTATCTCCAGTAGCAACAGCTGTTTGCCAAGCATTTAGATTACTAACCATAGCATTACCTTCAAAATTAGCTAAACCTTTTTCTACATTTAGTAATTCTAAACGGTCAACTAATTTATTTACAGCACTATTGACTACTGCACTATCTTCCATTAATCTGATACCTTCAGCTGCATCTGATACATAACCAGCTTCTGAAGTTGTTAATAATGCTCTAGCTTTATGAGCATCTAAATCTAATAATTGTGCTTTTAATTCTTTAATAGCTTTAGAGATACCTTTTTTACCAGATATTTTAACAGCTGATTCATCTACAGAACGATGAAAATCTTTTAAATACTTTATAATATCTTCAGTTTCTGAACGAGGGTTTAATAATTTAGCTGAAATAGCATCACCAGCTGCGTCTAACATCTGTTCAGTTATATAATGATTGCCTGTTGTTTTATAAGCAAACTTACCACCTTTTTTTAATTGCGCTGTTAATTCAGAAACTAATGTTCTATCATATAAGTTTTCTAATTCTAAAGCTTTCATACGTGTAGCTTCACTTATTGGATTACCTACACGTCCCCATTCACTACCTATATTATTTTGTACTCTAGTAGCATCTACCCAACTATCAAAAATACTACCATCTACTGATCTAGCTAAAGTTTCACCTTGGTCAAACTTATTGAAATCAATAGCAGGTTGTCCATTAAGTTGATAGTATTGACTGATTTCTTCTAGAGCATCATTTTGTTTAGCCTGATTAACTAGAATAGATGTTTCCATGGGATTACTCCCTTGAATATGACCATACTTTGCATTTTCTGCATTAGCTATTTCATTAATTTTAGCAACACCTTTCTCTTTAGATGGTATAAATGTACCAACTTTTTTTAAACTCATATCTGCTTTAGTGATATAAGCAAATCCTTCTACTATACTTGATAGCATAGAAAAGATAGCACCTTCATTAACGTTCTTCATACGTTTAATATCAGGTGTATCAGCATCTGTTGTTGCGTATTTTCCAGAAATCCATTGAAAAGTTTTTGGCCAATACTTCTTAAGCGTACCTAATAAGTTATCATCTTCTTGATTTTGTTTTGCAACATAATCTACAAGACCTCCAGTAAATACATCTATACCCCATTTTGAGATAAATTCAAATGATTTTCTATTACCTAAATTATAAAGAGCTGGGGCTTTTGTTGCCATTTGTCCACCAGCATGGTATTTAGAAGCGGCATTTAATGCCATACTTCTTAAACCTAATGCTGGTATAACTAAACCTGATATATTACGAACAGCTTGAGCCGCCTTATTTTCATAAGTCTCTGCTTTAGGTATATCAGGTATACCTTTTGGAGTTATAAGATTGAGAGTATCAATACCAGTATCCATAACACCATGACCTGGAGCTGATACAGCTTCTTTAAAATCAGTACTATAATATTCTAATGGTGCTTTACCTCCTCCATAAATAAAACCACCTCCAGAATAATCAAGTAATTGTGTATCAGCTACACCATTACCAGCTCCGAAGAGTTTTTGCATTCTTGTTAGTTCAACAGGTTCTGTTGTAGTTTCCGTGGATTCTACTGGAACTGTTGTTTGTGTTTCTTCAACCTGTTGTGGCTTTGCCGCCTCGAGTTCAGCAATCCTTGCTCGTATACGTTCAAGTTTTTCTGAATCTGTTTCAACAGGTTGCCCTTGGGTTTCTTCTTCCATGTATTAAAATCCTTTATATTCTAAAGGTGGTAATGGTTCACCTTTTTCATCTAAATCAGGTGTTTGATCACTGAATTGATTAGTACCAAAATATTGTGCAGGATTAGCTACAGCAGCTTGTGTACCGTTCACAAGATCACCAGCTAATGATCGACCTTTAGCTTTGTCATTTGCATCTTGAATCTTTTTAATTGTGTCAGCTTCTAATTTTCGTGCATCATCTAGAGCCTTTTGTCTGTCCTTTTCTTTTGTGGCTGCAGCAGCAGCTTTGTTCTGTTCTGTTACTGCTTCTGCCTTATCAGCCATTATCTGTGCATCGTATCCAGCTACTAATAGCTGTAATCTTTGCTGTAAAACAGGTGAGAAATCTTTAGGATCAGTAAACTTTAAAGCATATAATAAATTAGGATCACCTTCTGCTGCAGTCCAAGCACGTAACTCATCGGCATCATCTAGTCCAGGAATATTCTGAGCTAAATCTGGTTCTCCTTGATTGAAGTTAGCTAGTTCTTTTTGAAGTTCAATAGCACCTTTTGAATCACCTTTGGAATATGCAAGTAGTGCGTCCCATTGTTTTTTTACATAATCACCAGGTCGTAGTCCATGTTCTCTTGCTTTAGCTAAAACCTCTTGAGTATAGCCTCCAGTTCCTTTCATACCTATAAAATCACCTATCTCAAGTTGACCATAAGTGGTTGGAGGTTGACGTTTACCATTAAGATACAAACTTGTCTTCCAAGTCTTTTCATCACTAGGATTCTTAGCTTCTTCTATATACCCAATTTTAGCATTAAACATAGCCTTATAAATTTCATAATCATTCTTATCTCCACTAGAGAATTTACCTTGAATCTCATTCCCTTTACCACCACCATTGTTTATAAAATATTGTTGAGCAGTAATAAGAGCTTTGCTATATGCATCAGGATCAGCGGGATTTGCTACTATATTAGCTATAAAATTTTCATTTAAAACTTTTTTAACATCATTTGATACAAGTAGACCATTGGCAGTAAGTATAGCTTGACCATCTTGAAATTTTCCACCTTCATTTACGGCTGTTTCAATTGGTTTATCACTATAGTTTAGGGAAAGTTTACTAGTTTTGATAAGTGCAATTCGTTTAGTAATGAAATTTTTAAATTCGATATTACCTTTACTATTTGCTTCTATAGTTTTTTCATCCCACTTCTCAATAGAACCTGTTTTTATATCATTTTCATGTCTTAGACTAAGAGATTTAAATAAATCAGGATCATTATTTCCACCACCTTTCATTCTATTAAGATCATCATTATTATATCCAGCAAAATCTCGTTTTAAAGTTTCAATTGTAGAAGCAACCTCTTCAGCACTACAACCCTCCTTACTACATTTCAACATTTGTGCATTAGCTTGTTTCTCACCTTGAGAATGTATCTCTGTAACTTGTAACTCTAAACTTGCACGTTGTCCTCTTTCTACTGCTTCACTGAAATCACTAACACTGTAACCAGCATTTTTTAATAATAAAGCTGGACCAGTTGCTTTTTCACCATCTAAAAGTTCCTTACCTGCACCATGTGGAACCAAACCACTTAAGATTTGAGTCTTCTGAGCTTCAGTGATTAAACCTTTTTCAGCTCTAGAAAAAACTTTACCCCATACAATTTTACCAGCATATTGATCTGCAGTCATTCCAGCAGGAATATCTTCTGGAACTAATTTTGCAGCAAGATTTCTAGTAGCAAAGCTAATTGTTTTAAGTGGTGTATGAGGATCAACACTTAGTCCTCCTTGTCCATCAGATAAAATAGATTGATAGTTCAAATCCATTTCTAGAGTTTGTTCTATTTCAGTATCATTATCTGTAGTAGCTTTATCTTTATAATCTTTTGCAAATCTTGAGTTTTCTGTTTTAACAAAGCTATCTATACTAGGCATTACATTTTTAGCAATAAGACCATTGCTTAATGAGCCTTCTACTAATTGTTCACCTGCCCAGTTTGTAATAAAATCAGAATAAGCTACTGCGCCTTCCTTTTCTACTGCCCTTAATTTATCTAGAAAAGGTATTCCACTTGAATCTTTGGCATTTGCTTCTTGAGCATCTATAAATATTTTACCTAAATTCTGTGCTTTAATTTTAGAGAAATAAGATTTAGCATGTTTTATTTTACCTGGGTTTAAACTTTGAATATACTCTTTTAATGCAGGATCTTTAATAGTAGATGCAACTTTATTAAATCTAATATCTTCCTCTTGTGATTTCTCCCATTGTTTATTAAATGCTTCTCTATCTTCTTTACTCATTTTAAAAGAAGAAAGTTTAAGATGAACTTTTTCTTCAGATTTCTTTTTAACTTGGTCTCGCCATTGTATAAAAGCAGGTGTAGTATCTAACACCTTATTTACCATAGCTAATGCTGCAACTCCAGGATCTGCTTTTTCTTTTTGATTAGATACTGCTACTTTTTGTGAAATCCAATGAGCTTCTTTTTGTTCATCTTCATCATATTGAGCTCGTAGTGATGTAGCCCAATCAGTCGTTTTTTGATAATAGTCTCGAAGATGAGGAGACGGATCTGTATTGAAAGGCATAGTTAATTAAGTAAATAAATCCAAACCACCACTACCACCGATTGTAGCGATTTTTCCACCAATGCTTAATGCATCCATAAATGCTGCTGCCCCTACATTCTGCATAACAGGTTGAGGAGGAGCCATGCCAGGAGTTTTAACCCAAGCTTGTTTAGCAAACATTTGTTCTTGTTGTGCTGCAGCTTGTCCAGCAGCTTTACTGCCTTCTTTTCTTAACTCATGTGTAGCATCGGTTAATTCACGAGCATTACGTGAAGTTTTAGTTAGATATTTCGCTAAATCTAAACTAGCTATTCTTCTAGCAGAAGCACCTGTTTGACCACTTGCAGCCATTGTTGCTCCTGTATTATCTTGTAAAAATTCTTTCCAAACTTGCTCATTTTCTTGCATTGTTTCTCCCACCAAGTCACCATGTTTCTCTTGTATATCGGCATATACATTAGCTACACCAAGGTTACTTGCATTTATACCTTGTTCATATTGAAGACGTTCTACACCTGCTACGCTAAGTGTACGCATCCAATCATGCTCTCGTTTTTCGAGTTGGTATTGATATTGGCGACGAGCGTTCTCATTCGCTGCTCTAGCTTGTGCTCCTAAACACACGGCAAAACTCTATAAAGGTCAATTTGTTGGGTCCGTGTTCTATTTCTCGTAAGAATTTAAACCCTAGGAATCTAAGTAACTTAAGGTGAACTGTATTTCGTTTATCAACGATGTTCCAAAGTAACTTTTCTTGTCTACTGTCTACATAACGTTTTGCTTCCCTGGCAAAGGTTACTGGGTATTTAAGTATAGCTGGTGTACAGAGCATCCAGATTTGCCCTTCATCATGTACTCCTGCTATTCCTGCTAGTTCACCGTTAGGTACTCTGAAATAGACTGAATCGCCCATCTCATAGGTTGAAGGTAGTATTACGGTAGGATCATATCCATGACCCTCTTCGACCTCTCTGCGGTCTTCTGGGAGGAGGTTGGAGGCTACCTCAAAAGCAGCCTCTTTAGTTAGTTGGTGGATGTATTTAGACACTAAATTTGTTTGTAATAAGGTCTATTATATAATCCTTCCCAAGTCATTGAATACAATGTAGCTGGGGCAGGATGTGAAGATTTAAGTTTTAAAGTAAAGTTCTTATTTTTTTCATAGATAGGTATGCGTTGTATGATCTGGTCATTTATACCTACTTGGTTAGCATTATAAGTATCTGCTAAAGGTGGTTCATATGTTTCTACATAAGGATCTTTACCTTTTCTATCTAATGTAGTTGTATACATACCTGATGCACCGAAGCTCATCTTAACTCTATGTACAACTAAACTAGCAGTTTGATCAGATTTAATATTGTCTCCACTTGTTTGAGTATAATAAATGGTAGGGAATTCTACTTCCATATCAAAGAGATAACCTACAATAATATCATGACCTGTCCAATCACCATCCCATTCTATATTATAATTTCCAGGATTACCAACAACACTAGCTGTACTATAAGAACCTATAAGATCTGAATCTTGAGCGTCTGTAGTAGGATTGGAATTAGGTAAGGTAGTCGAAGCTTTATGGCAATAGACAACAAGCTGTCCAGTAGTACTATTGAATCCATCAGGTTTAGTAAATCCAGTTCTACCAGATGCAGCTGAATATCCTAATTGAGATGCTGTTATAACTTTACTATTATCTAAGTGTACTCTATATATAATATCATCAGTAGTGTCAGTAGTATCTAAATCATCAGTTATACTATTAGAAGTAGATTCCATTTTAATTGGAACCTTCTGCATAGTATCTTTTCCATCGTCCCTGATTATAACATATAATGCATCATCTAATACAGCATGGTGTTGAATCGTACCACTAAAGGTCCATTTAAACCAAGCTTGTTGTAAACGTTTATCTGCTGAGCTATAATATCTAAATCCATATAAGGTATTAGTACCCTTAGAACTAAAAAATATAACAGAGTTTTCACGTGAGTTAGACATTGTATCTAAATCATTAGCAAATAATTGGTTAACAACTTTAGATTGATCTACTACAGAAGGTTCTGTTTGACGATTGACATTAGCCATTTCCCAGAAACGTGAATACTTACCAGCATTATCTAAGAAACCAACTGTTGTTCCAAGTGAAATAGGATTAGTTTTATAATTAAAATTATATGTAGATAACCTATTTACCTTAGCAGTTTGTGGGCTAAGTACATCACTATCTGTTGTAAGTAAGAACTGATGAGATTTACTAAATAATACTAAACCAGCATTTGTAGGTATCGCATCATATAAAACTGCAGGTTCTTCTGCACTAACAGTTAAATCTATATTATCTGTAGCTGTATAAGTAATAGAAGATACTGGCCAAAAGTCAAAGAAATGGCTAGGTCTAGATAGAACTACATCCTCACCACTTATGATAACTAATCTGTTTCTCCAGAACATCATATTATTAATATACCTATTTGCAGTTACTGTATCACCATCTGTCCCTGAAACTGTTGAGATAAAACTAGGTTTAGGAACTGTCTCTGTACCACCACATAAACAATTATTCCAAGCAACTTGACTTAATTTAAACTCTGTTAAATTTGCCTGCCTAACTAATTGTAAAGGCATTGTACCTGCATCAAACTCTACCTTTCTACCAGGTTCAGGACATTCTTCCCATGTACCTTTACCATCTCGATCATTATCACCAAAGAATTTAACCCAGTAATCATCTTCGGTAGCTTCAGAGTTAGCAATTTTACAAATGAAACCATGTTTACATTGTGGAGGTAAATCAGCTATATCTTGGATTTCATCTGAAACAATATTTATTAAGTCTTTATCTATTGATACTACATTAAAATTAGCAGCATCAGTAATATAAATACCATTACCTATAATCTGGACATCAGCTAGAGCAAAGGTACTAGTTGCTGCTATTGCTGTTTGTAGATCACCTAAAACACTAGATGCTGTAATAGTTGTATCTGTATCAAATGGAGTTGGATCAGGTCTAATTAATCCTAAATTAGCTTGTACTTGTCCCGCACTTGCCTCTTGAACAGTGACCATATATAATGCATCTTTCATCCATACATACATATAATCATCTTTAACCCATCCAGATCCTCCAAATAATAGATCATGTGTAGTTGTATAACGTGCATTATATACAACATTAGATCCTGAACCTGATGGTATAGATTGAGCTATATTAGTAATTTGAAAATAAAGATTATCTCTACCTGTAATCACTCCTTTAGAATAACCAACATTCTGACCTGATAAAGTACCACTAGCACCATGATCAGTTACAGTAAAATTATTAGCATCTACAATTGAAGCAACTTGATATTGCCCATCTGATCCACCACCTGTAAAGTTTATATCTAAATAATCATTAGCTGACAAACCATGCGCATTTGTTGTTGTTATTGTAATTGTTGATCCTGATCTGCCATATGTACCAGTCACATTATCTGCTGGATTATAGACAACATGTTTATATGTGTGCCCACCTGATAAAGCATTATCTGTATCATCTACACCTGCAGTTACATTAAATATTCCTGTAGCTGTATTTGGGCATAATGGATCATTACCTGATCCTGCAGCTGAAGTACATATACCAGTATTAGCTTCACGGAATGCTCTAGCTACCAGTGCACCTGAACCATTACAATAATTATTACTTGACTTAAATAGTTCTACTTTAATTCTAGTAGCCATACGTTCTGTTTGAGTACTAGTATCATTATAAATATTCAACGCATACTGTCTAGAATAAGCAATCTTATTTAATTCTATATATACTTCATGCGGTCTAACAGCTTCTACTGTAGAAGACATTGCAGTAGCTTTTTTACGATTAGCTATAAATGTATAGTCCTTAGAAGTTAATGTTTGTATATCTTCATCGTCTGTATGTACAAGATAATCAGTTAAAGCATCTTGCATTGTAGAGTTACCATCATAGGTAACTGTCATTACAGCTCCATCACTACATCTCCACATATTAACATCACCTGCTCTATTTATCTGTCCTATATATTGCTCAGCTTCATCTCTATAATAATGGAACCATTTACCATTGGTATTTGAATTAAGTGCAGCCGTACCATTATCACTTAACGAAGCTACTAGTTCAGCTCCTGGTCGTTTCAAAAGTCCTTGAGTTACATCAGGTAATACATTTATAGCATCTGTAACTTGACCTGGTACTTTCTTTTCATCAGGCTGTTGTGAGATACCACCTGTATACTGTTGTATCGTTTGTGAAATACTTGCCATTAGCGTCTAAGTGCATTATAAGGTCTAAAGGATTGATACCTACCTTCATGTGGATGTCCAAGGAAACTATGATCTCCTTGCTTACATTCATATTCAACACAGGTAGCCCTAGATTTATTCTCATCTAATGTCAATGCTTGAGCTAGAGTAGGGTTAGATACTAATTGAGTAGCAGCTCTTACAGCAGATCGATATGTGATATATCTTTGGAATGGATTAGGTAAGTCAGCGAATGGATATAAGGTTACAGCATCTACATAGATATCATTTGTAAATACATCTGTGTGTTGTACTAAATCATAAAGTCTACCATTTCGTACTACTACATCTTTAGTCTTATCTGTAAGACCATCATGTATATCATACTGTAATGTGTTATTAGGTAATGTAATATAACCTGTGGTATCTTCAGGAGATAGTTTAATATGATATTCTGTGTTAAAATGCCAGCCTTCATTCTGTACATCCTTGTTAACTTCAGTTAAAATATTGTAAATAAATGAGACTTCAGGGTTCTCATAGTTTAATTCTGTTACGGGTGATTGACCTATGCTACCCAGAATTGAGTTCACTGCGGATAGTTCGGTATCGGTGTCAATTGTCGAGGTAGCCATATAAAAATCTGTAAAAAAAAAAGGAGGTCCGAAGACCCCCTGTATGTTGGTTAAATATTACCCGAATGCAGCAGGCGCAGTTGCTGTACCAGCGTACAGTTCAACAGCAGCAGCTGGATTAAGATAGTCAGCTCCCATTGCCAAACGTCCTAGAATCACGTCACCCTGATAAATCACGGATACGTCCCCGGATGTTACTTGGACTTGAGGTCCAATGGCTTCTACGACCCCTGCGGCTTCCTTCTGGAAGATGAGCCCACATGAGTTGTTGAATTTAGCAGCTTGACCATAATCATTAACGGTCACGTTATGCTCATCTGCCATAGCATCACCTACAAATGATCCAGTATTACCAGGATCAGGTGTGCCAGGAATAGTAGCACCAGCAGTTCCACCAAGAGAAGTACCAAACTTACCAAAGAACGGAATGTTCATTGATTTATAAATTTTGATACCAGCAATCTCGATGATGCCGTTACCTGACTGCAAGGATGTACCCTGCTCGTCACGGTTGACAAGACCATTAGTACCTACCGCTTGGATAAGTTCATAGTATTGTCTTGGGTTTAAGACACCTACACGTCCTTCTGTACTTACTCCCTTTTCGTCTAATACAGCTGCAGCATCATAGAATGCAGAGATTAAACTAGCTGATGCATAAGCATCGGATGCTTGGGCGTTAGTACCTACACGGATCTGTGTACCACCTGGTTCTACGAAGTTAGCCTTCGTAACAGGTGAAGCTTTACGTGCTGCCTTAGATATTGCACGGAAGATTTTTCTATCATAATTTTCTGCAAGAGCATATCCAATCTTCTTAGATATTTCCCCACGCAAATCATAATGCGCAAGTGTCTCGTCTAATTCATATACGAATGCACTGGAGATCAATAGATCGTCACAAGTGATCGTCTTCTCAGCTACAGGAGGTGCACTGTCACCGTTACCCAGTATAGAATTTCCAGGGGTATGGAATTCTGCTGTGGTACGACCCGTATAAATGAACTGCAAAGACTTGCCGTTCTTGAGGGTACGCTTAGTAACTAGATCCCTTGCAATTGTATTGCGTTGGAATCCTTTGAACATTTCTCCTGAAAAAAGCTTGAGGTACAGAGCCCGACGTTTACCTTCACCTGCTACATTAGTGGTGAGGTCGCCGTTATTAGCACCTGGCGCGGTGAGTGATGCAGCCAAGGCACTATTCTGATGAGCCATTTTCTATTAAAAATTTGTATTTGTTTACTTTCTACACGTGTAATTTTTTTTTGATCATTTTGTTGTGGTCTCTCCCACCGTCTAGACGGCTAAAGGTATCCTGCGTACAGGGCTAAAGCCAAAGCGAGATATCGGAATCGAACCGATGACAATAGCTTGGAAGGCTACAGTTTTACCGCTAAACTAATCTCGCTGGAAGCACAATGAGGTGCCGCCTTCTCATGATGTATTACATGAGACCATTCTACAAATAGAATGAAGGATAGCAGTCCGAAGACCACTATCCATAGTTCATTAATTTTACTCACCGAGAAGAGCTTCTTCTAGTGATTGAGGCATATCATCATCCTCATCAACACCTGGGGGTTGGTAGTCACTAGGATTAGTATCTACCTTTTCTTCAGGTTCAGGTGAGAACGACGTTACACCTGCTCTCATAGCATTGTTTTGATGTGCCATTAGAACTTAAACTTAGCACCTATCTTAGTACCGTATGCTGTATCAGCAGTCTCATCTGTAAGGAATGAGATCTCTCCATATACATCTAACTTCTCTGATGCTGCTACGGAACCTCCGAGCTTACCTGAGAAATCAGTTGTACCATCAGCTCCATCTGCAGCTGCAAAGGCTGGACCACCTTGGACATAGTATCCAAGCTGTCCTACATTACCTTCATAGCCTAGATGAAGATCAGTTGTTCTAGAGGTAAAGTCATTACCTGTATAAGATGCATTTGACTCGGCATTTACATAGACGCCAGCCATTGCAGGAGTCGAAGCAAATGTAATTGTAGCTAGGGCTAGTGCAATTTTTTTCATGTTAAATTAATTAAATGTTATTTTGTGTAAGTTACACCACGATACTTAAGTGTTACCATTAGTAATCTCCAAGTACCACAACCCCGTTCCATGCTGTGGTTTCATGCGTCCTTGTGAAAGGATGAACGGACGTGATGTTAATCTATTGATACATTTCCAGCAACAATAAATCTTTCTATATTAGATTCATTAGGTAGTACTTCATGCCACAACCATGCTGGATAGCATAGAATCTCTCCAGCTGTTTGTTTCTGTGGTACATGATATTCACCATTAAAATTTGAAAATCTAAAAAGAGGTTCTGGGCTAGGTCTGATAAAATGAACAAAGCTGATAGTAGCTCCATCTCCTAAATGGTTATGGATTTTATGATCATGATTGTTCAAATAAAGTTGAGCCCAATAACTAAATGTATATGAATTTCTTTTAAATAATCCCATATCAGACATAAATTCACCTATGATTTTGCTATATCTATCAAGCCATCTAGCTTCAGGTCTTAGACGATTTGCAGGATAACTTGATATATTATTATATTCAATAGGATTAGATTTTATATCTGATATAACACGATCTATTTCAGCCCGTGGGAATATAGTTCTTTTATGATTCCAATAGGGTGGTGTAAAAGTCATTGACTTTATGCATATTTTGTTATCTCTTTAGCCGCTAGATCGAGCGGGAAGTTATGAGCATTCCTTTCGTGCATCACTTCCATTCCTAGGTTAGCACGGTTCAAGACGTCTGCCCAAGTAGGGACAACCCTACCATTTGAATCAACGATTGACTGATTGAAGTTAAAACCGTTGAGATTAAAAGCCATAGTACTGATTCCCATAGAGGTGAGCCATATGCAAACGACTGGGAAAACAGCAAGGAAGAAATGAAGGCTACGACTATTATTAAAACTAGCGTATTGGAAGATAAGCCTTCCAAAGTAGCCATGAGCCGCAACAATGTTATACGTCTCTTCCTCTTGACCGAATTTATATCCATAGTTCTGAGACTCATTCTCAGTAGTCTCACGTATTAATGAAGAAGTCACTAATGAACCATGCATAGCAGCAAACAAAGCACCACCAAACATACCAATTACCCCAGCCATATGGAAGGGATGCATTAATATATTATGTTCTGCTTGAAAGACAAACATGAAGTTGAACGTCCCTGATATACCTAGTGGCATACCATCAGAGAAACTTCCTTGTCCAAAGGGATAGACTAAGAATACAGCAAAGGCTGCCGAGACGGGAGCTGAATATGCTACACATATCCAAGGTCTCATACCTAGTCTATAACTAAGTTCCCATTGGCGTCCCATGTATGCTGCGATACCGATGAGAAAGTGGAACACAACGAGTTGATATGGTCCACCGTTATACAACCATTCGTCGATGGTTGCAGCTTCCCAGATTGGGTAGAAGTGAAGACCGATTGCGTTAGATGATGGGACGACTGCCCCTGAGATGATGTTGTTGCCATAGAGTAGAGAGCCTGCGACGGGTTCGCGTATGCCATCTATGTCTACTGGAGGAGCCGCAATAAACGCAAGTATGAATGCTGTTGTTGCTGTTAATAGTGCAGGGATCATTAGGACACCGAACCAACCGAGATATATACGGTTGTCGGTACTAGTAACCCAGTCACAAAAACTCTGCCAGTTATTAGATGGTTTTGTTAATGTTACTGTAGTTGCCATTTAAAAAATGCCAGGAATAATTTGTCCAGTTATTATGTATGAACCAAGTGCAGCCACAAAACCTAGCATAGCTAGTTGACCATTTACACGCTCAGCGTTATCAAAATAGTCTGATTCGATTACCTGTACTTGTGGTTCAGTAGCGAATCTGTTTTGGCGGTTGCCTGGTTCAGTTGTAGTTGTCATTAATAGATAAGAATAAAAGTGCATGTGGGAGAGGACGATCTTTCGGGTCTCCGCTACACTTACTTAGGTGGGTATGGACCTGGATATTGCCCAGGATCACGTTTTCCAGAACGGATCTCAGCAAGTCTCCTTTTGTCCCATTTCTTTTTGTTAACGACAAATTCTTTCTTTTTTGCCATCGTCCATTTTGTATCACTCATAGTTTTTAGAATTGTACGTTATCAGAACGATCTAATTTTTCTATAATGTCTTGTCTGTAAGCAGGATCTCTATCATATCTAGGATCCTCCATAGCTGCTATAACTTCTTGTTGACTTCTGAATACATCTCCAGAAGCTTTAGGTGATTTACCTGTTAACATTTTACCTTCGTATCCGTTTGCATCTTGGTACTGTGCTTTCAGTCCTGCAACTGCTAACTTAATAGCACCTACATTACCTGTAGCAATTAGATCATTGAATGAATCTATGTCAGTTTGCGCAGCGTTTTCTCGTGTCCAATTAACAAGCTTAGTATACTCAGCTTCGCCACCTGCTGAATTTTTAACAACGTTTATATCACGATCAGTTAATTCAGGTGCTTCCTGTGCTTGTTGTGGTTGAGCACCTTTAAGACTTTCAACATAAGCACTAACTAATTCAGTGCTACTCATCTCAGAAAACTTATCTATAGTTTCTTGAGATAAGGACTGATCATTATCATAGTACTCTTTGTTTGCTTCTTCTAGTAAGGTTGTGACCGCAGAAGTTTCTTCATCTTTTGTCTTTTCTTCAGATACTTCGTCGGATTCTTGAACCTCAGTTTCGTCAACTGTTTCGCTATCTTTATCACCTTTCTCTCCAAGTTTTCTTTCGAGTTCTCCATACGCTCGTTCTAATTCCTCTGCATTTTTATATTTACCAGCTAACAATCCTTCTTGTTGAGTTTCTAACTCTTCACCCACCTGTAGAGACTCTTGCTCATCAGGTGTAAGGTTATCACCAACGGTTACTGTATCAGTACCTGGGTCATAAGTTAATGTTTCTGACATTATTGTTCTTGAGGTGGTTGTTGTTCTTCTTCAGGTGGCTGTAGAGCTGGGTTTTTAGATGGATCAGCCATTGGTGACCCTGCTAATTGTCCAGCTTGCTCAGTTAATGATTGCATCTGTTGAGCTTGCATTGCTTGTTGTTGCTCTTGAGCCATCTGCTCTTCAGTCTTAACTAGATTTAATATATCAATACCTTGTGCAGCTGCTAAACGTTTGATAGCTTCTGACGGATCAAGGAATTTCATTAAAGCTTCCGGTCCTAATGTCTGAGCAATAGTACCTATGAAAGCAGTAAGACTTTCTCTATCTTGTCCTCTACCTAGTGCGTTAACACCAGCTACTATAGATGGACGTGCTAGATCTTTTGGTATTTTAGGTATTTGATTACTTCTTTGTAAGACTAAGAGAGTTCTATTCAAGTAAGGGATTAAGAATTCAACAGTTAACAGTGAGAATAAACCACCGAGCTGTTGTTCTAATTCCATTTGAGTGAGGCGTACCTCTTCAGCAGTAGTACGTTCTGATTGACGAACGTTTAACTGCATGAATGCTTCTCCTATTCTTCTTTCTAGACTTTGTATCATCTGAGAAGCTGTCTGGAAATCAGCAGTTTTCCCTACTTGAATTACAGCTACATCTTCTGGTCGTCCCTGCACTATTGCACCTGACCCAGCCTCGGCTATGGTCTTAGGTTTAGTAGTTGAGGAGGGTGATACAAGGAAGACTACCTTAGCAGCCGCTGCAGAGCCTTCTACGAGTGCCTGAGAGAGTCCCTCAAGGGATCTCAAGTCACCGATAAACTCTTCAACTCTTCCTCTTCCATAATCTTCTCCATCTACCGTGTTAAATCGGAGTGGTAACCATGGACTAGTATTCTTCGGTGCTGTACTACGACTATCAGGTATGATTAAATCATCTACTTCCTGATGCCAAGACCAACGTCCTGATTTTTCATCCAGTCTGACACGGGTGTATACCTCTACGTCATCTCCATTTGAGCCTTGTCCTGCATCATTAGGTGAATTAGGATTAGATACTGGCAGCTCAAAACCAAGTACCTTTCTATTTATAAGTTCCTTTGTAACTATTTCTAGGACGTTACCATTTCCATCTCTTCTGACCACATACCTATTTAGTGGGAAGTTCTTTAACCCATCCTTACCCATAAAGATAAGTGCATTACCACTTACAATTAGATGCTTCAAAGCTTGGTGAACTACTACCCTATCACTAGAAGCTGCAATATAATCCATTACCATTCTCTCCATTTTGGAGAAGGCTAGATCTAATTCACTTCTAACATCTTTAGGTATCTCTTCACCAACTTTATCATCTCTGATTTGTAGCTTGAAGAATGAGGTTTGAGGAGGTAGTAACGCTAGCATAAGTTTTGCTGCTAACGTCACTACTGCCTTAGCCCCTACACTCTGCCAAGGCTGAGTAAGGTTCCGATGATTTGGTCGTGTTGATGAATCATCTTGTACTAAATATGGTAACGTGAGTTCAGAACATTCAACTGCAGTGTCCAGAAACTGGGAACGATCTGTAGCTAATTTGTTGTAACACTCACGAGCGTTCATATATTAAGTCCTCCGGCTGGTCCTTGTGGACCTGTATTCATACCCTTGTTAGGGTCCATTGTATTATTCGGTTGTACTGTCAATCCTGGTCCTTGTCCAGTCTTGCCTCCACCTGTTGCCGATGGCTTCACGTTTGGATTCTGATCTGTCTCTACTGGCGCAGGATCAGGTACAGGTTTCTTAGGTGGCAATGGTGGCGGCGGTGCTGGTGGCAAAGGTGGTGGTGGTGGTGGCGCAGGGGCTCCTCCTCCGAAACACATTAGATTTCTTCCTCCATAATTGTGTTAATGTACTCAATGACGCTGGCTTGACCAGCTCTATACATAATTGTATTTATATTTTCCTTTGGATGGATTGGTTTCCAACCAAAGTTCTCCTCAAGTCTTACGAGTAGCTTATCTAAACGTTCGTTATGTAGCTTAAGAGTATTGAGGGAGATTTGTGTTTGCATGTTCAAAAAAGGCGGGTACTCTGGCTCGCTGTGTCTCAGAAAATTCTGGGGCTTTGCCCTCATACATTAACCGATCACTAGCATCTAGCCAAAATTTTTTGTCCAAATATCTATCGTAGGTATTTCTACCTAGGGGCTGCATTATCCAGTTAATAGTGGCTTTCCTAAGACGATCCAAGCTAGGACTAGCAGAAAGACCCAACTCTGTACATACAAGACTATTACATCCGACATGTACCTGTTCGTCTCTCGAGATATCCATAGAAACCGTTCTAAGAGCAGCATCCCCATTAAACCGAAAGAAAGGGAGTAGAACAAAGAAGATAGCTCGTTCTGCGACAAGTGCTTTAAGAATACAATGATCAGGATGTTCAATCCAAGCATCTCTTAACTTAATTGCCTCCTTTTCTGACTGTGAATCAGTCCCCAG